GCAAAACGTGATATACTAAAGGCAATGCATTACTGTCTTCTGTTATACTATTTCAGCGGCAACACAAACAATGAAACTCCGACCCGTGGTTATGAAACTTTCTGATAAAACTCTTTCTGTACTTAAGAACTTTTCGACTATTAATCAGTCAATTCTTTTTAAGCAAGGAAGAAATCTTCGCACTATTAGTGTAATGAAGAATATTCTTGCTGAGGCAACAATTGATGAAGATCTACCTAAAGATTTTGGTATCTATGATCTTGGTCAGTTCTTGAATGGGATGGGTCTTCATCAAAGTCCCGAACTTGATTTTGCTACTAATGAATCTTATGTGGTAATCAAGGAAGGTAAGATGCGTTCAAAGTATTTCTTTGCGGATCCTAATGTAATTATTACTCCTCCTGAGAAACCTATTACTCTTCCTAGTGAAGATGTTACGTTTGACTTGAGTACTGACCAATTAGATAAGTTACTTAAGGCAGCAGGTATCTATCAACTTCCTGATTTATCAGTAGTTGGTGAAGCAGGTGTGGTTAATCTTGTAGTACGTGATAAGAAGAATGAAACATCAAATGTTTTCTCTATTACAGTTGGAGAGACAGATGCTATTTTCTCGTTTAACTTTAAGGTAGAGAATATTAAGATTCTTCCTGGCACCTATGATGTTGTTGTATCTCAGAAACTTCTATCTAGATTTACTAGTAAGAATCATGATCTTACTTACTATATCGCATTAGAACCTGATTCTACATTCGAATGAAAAAGATAGACCCTAGTGAGTATATGATGGATGGTTGGGATCAGCAAGGTTATCCATCATATAAAAGAGGTTCCCTTCATAATAAGGTGGGGATGTGGATTATGTGGACATATTATGTTCTTATCATTTTTATGGTTACTAGATTAATATGGGTTCTTAATACAAGATGAGAGATGAATTTCTATGGGTTGAAAAGTATCGACCCAAGACAATTGAAGAGTGTATTCTTCCGGATAACATTAAGAAGACTTTTGTTGACTTCCTAGATAAAGGGGAAGTTCCCAATCTTCTTCTTTCTGGACCTGCTGGGTGTGGTAAGACGACGGTTGCGAAAGCACTTTGTAATCAATTAGGAGTTGATGTATATGTTATTAACGGTTCCGACGAAGGAAGATTTCTTGATACTGTGCGTAACAACGCAAAGAATTTTGCTAGCACGGTATCAATCTCTTCAGACGCAAAGCATAAAGTCATTATTATTGATGAGGCAGACAACACCACTCCCGACGTACAGCTCTTACTTAGAGCCTCTATTGAGGAGTTTAGCAGAAACTGTAGGTTCATCTTCACCTGTAATTACAAGAACAAGATCATCGAACCACTCCATAGTCGTTGTGCCGTCGTTGAGTTTTCTATAAATGCAAGACAAAAACCCCAACTCCAATCTGCCTTCTTCAACAGACTTAACGGGATCTTGGACACCGAGCGGGTTCAAAGTGATAAGAAAGTCTTACTCGAACTCATCAATAAGCACTTCCCAGACTGGCGTAGGATCCTCAACGAATGCCAAAGATATTCTGTCGGGGGGAAAATTGATAGTGGAATATTAGCCCATTTCTCAGATGTAAAAGTAAATGATCTCCTTAAAAACCTCAAGGAAAAAGATTTTCCTCAAGTACGCAAATGGTGTGTCAATAACCTGGATAATGATTGCGGTGTTATATTACGTAGGATTTACGATTCTCTTTCAGATTCCTTGGTTTCTTCTTCCATCCCTGCTGCTGTTCTTATTCTTGCTAAGTATCAGTACCAAATTGCCTTCGTCGCTGACCAAGAAATAAATTTACTTGCTTGTTTAACAGAGATTATGGTAGAGTGTGAGTTTAAATGATTGAGAAGTATATCATACTTTCATTGCTTTATCTTGAATGGTTCACTCAGAAACTTCTTTGTTTACCTTATAAATTGTATATAAAATTTGATTATTGGAACTTTAATCGTAAATTACCCAAATGACTAAAGATTTTTATAGTGTAGTTGCATCTGCCCAAACTCGTGACCCTTATCCAGTATATAAGTTCTATAATGAACCAGAAGACTGGTCTTGTAATGGAACTGTAAATATCTCTTGCAAAGATGGTAAGGTTAATGTTACAATATTTGAAAAGGATTCTATTAATATCCATCGTTTAGAAGTTTGTGCTGATGGTCCGGTTGGTGCGAGACTTACTGAACAAACCTCACATCCTGAAAGACCATGAGTAAATTTATGACTAGTAAAGAAAAAAAAGAAAAGAAAAGACATCAGGTTAAATCCCAATTTTATTATATCTTTTGGGGTGCTGCTACTGTATCTGTAGTTGCTGGTCAGATATTTGTAGGAAGTGGTTTCCGTAGGATGTCGGAAAGTTTTGAGAAGGTATTAGATTCTCCCATACGATTAGATTTGGGTATCCCTAGAATACATAGATGGAAAGATGATGGTTTATATCATCCGACTGATCCTCCTAAACCAGTAAATCCTTCATATAAAGAAGATTTTGATAGAAGAATGTAATAATGAAATCTTTAAAGAGTTTTAAAACTTGTCTTCGCTATCCTGGAGGTAAGTCTAGAGCAGTTAAAAAGATGGATCAGTACTTTCCTGATCTACGAGACTATGTTGAGTTTCGTGAACCTTTCCTTGGTGGTGGAAGCGTAGCAATACATATTAGTAAGAAGTATCCTCACTTAAAGATTACAGTTAATGATCTTTATGAACCTCTTGTAAACTTTTGGATGAATCTCCAGATGTTTGGTGTAGAATTAAAGGATACACTATCAGAATTAAAATCTAAACACAATGATCCCGATTCAGCGAGAGTACTTTTCCTTAGTTCTAAGGAACGCATTAATAGCAGCGATTGTTCACCCTTTGACCGTGCTGTGGCTTTTTATATTGTTAATAAGTGCAGTTTTAGTGGTCTCACAGAAAGCTCTAGTTTTTCATCTCAAGCTTCCGTTAGCAATTTTTCACTTAGGGGAATTGAGAAGTTACCTGGGTATCAAGAAATCATATCGAATTGGCACATAAATGGTTATTCTTATGAACATTTAATGACAAACGATCTTCATGATGGAGTATTCATGTATTTGGATCCTCCTTATGATATTAAGGATAACCTTTATGGAAGAAAGGGGTCGATGCATAAAGGATTTGACCATGATAAGTTTGCAGCAGATTGTGATAAGTATGACATTCCGATGCTTATCAGTTATAATTCAGATCAGTTAGTTAGAGATAGATTTAAAAACTGGAATGTTGCTGAGTTTGATTTAACTTATACGATGCGTTCCGTTGGTGAATATATGAGAGAACAAAAAACACGAAAGGAACTTTTGCTATTTAATTATGAAAAAACTGTGGAGAATCTGGAAGTATAGTCTAGGAAGTTTTGCTGATGTTAAAACTAAGAGATATGATAATATTATTGTTCTCGTTAGGAGTTTTATATTTCTTACCTATTTGGCTACCAATGGTTTTATTGTAGCAGGAGTTATAAGACATTGGAATTAAAAGATTGGTTAAATTCTGTTAACTTTACAAAGGATGATTTAACAGAACATACGAAAGATTATCCTCCATATATTGTCAATCGTTGTCTGAGTGGGCATTTAGATTGTATTATGTTTGCAAATGAGATGAATAGGTATCCTAACCTAGACAAAGATATGCAATACAGTTTTTATCTAAATACACTTAGGAAAAAGAAGAGATTTTCTCCCTGGCTCCGTAAGGATAAAGTCACGGACCTCCAAAGTGTTAAACAATACTATGGTTATAGTAATGAGAAAGCGTCTCAAGCACTGAAAATTTTATCAAAACAACAACTGGATTACATTAAACAAAGACTTGACACGGGAGGAAGACAATGACTACTACGGTAGAACCGGAAGTAAAGTGGTCGCAAGACCAGATGGTGGAGGTACTTCTAAATGAACCTGATGATTTTCTGAAGGTTAGAGAAACTCTTACTAGAATTGGTGTAGCATCTCGCAAGGAAAAGAAGCTATATCAGTCTTGCCATATTCTGCATAAGCAGGGTAGATATTTTATTGTGCATTTTAAAGAGCTGTTTGCTCTGGATGGGAAACATGCTAATCTTACAACTAATGACGTTCAGCGACGTAATCGCATTGCTCGCCTTCTTGCTGATTGGGGCCTTATTTCGGTCGTAAAAGCAGAAGCAGTTGCTGATATTGCTCCTTTGAATCAGATTAAGGTCTTATCATATAAAGATAAGGGTGATTGGGTTCTAGAGCAGAAGTATAATATTGGTAAGAAGGTGAAGCCCCAAGAGGACGGGTAACCCTACTGCTCTTTTTTGAGTTTTGTGCTATAAATAGGTATGAACGCCGAAAGGGTTCACAAAACACAAACTCGCTTTTAAAGGAGCTACTATCATGGGCACACTAGCCAGGTATCATGCAGCCAATCTTCCTGAATTACTAGAGAAGATTAATAGGAACAGCATCGGATTAGATGATTATCTCAATAGATTTTGGGATGGTCCTACTACTTCCAATTATCCACCATATAACTTAGTACAGATTAATAATGTCTTATCGAAACTCGAAATCGCCCTTGCCGGGTTTAAGAAAGATGAAGTATCAGTCTATACGGAGTTTGGAAAATTATCTGTGGAAGGCAAAAAAGAAGAATCGCCAGATGATGGAGAATTTGTCCACAAAGGATTGGCCCAACGTTCCTTTACCAGACACTGGACGCTCGCCGACGATACAGAGGTACGACAGGTCAGCTTTAACGACGGACTCCTCGTGGTTGAATTGGGAAAGATAGTTCCAGACCATCATGCAAGAAAAGACTATCTGTGATATAATATAACGGTCAAGGTCGCTACCTAGACTGCTCTGGATTAATCTTTTGAGGTTTCTATACCAGGGGCGAAGAAACCTCACTTTTAATATTATTGATTATAGTATGAAATTGAATGCGTCGAAATTATTAACGGGACTGGAATTTAAACAGTCCCTTCGATATGGAGAGAACCCTCATCAGAATGCCACTTGGTGTATTTTTCCTGATGAGGGTTTATCTTGTGCCAATCAATTACAGGGTAAGGATTTAAGTTACAATAATCTTATAGATTTAGAAGCAGCAATTTCTACAGTTCAGGAATTTAAAGATGATGCTGCTGCGGTTGTTATTAAGCATACTAACCCTTGTGGAGTTGCGATAGGAGAAAATATTTACAATGCTTTAATGAGAGCATTAGATGCTGATAGGGTAAGTTCTTTTGGTGGAATTATAGCACTTAATCAAACAGTAGATGTTTTATGTGCTCAAGAACTTAGTAATGCTTTTTATGAATGTATAGTAGCACCTGCATTTGATGATGAAGCAAAGGAGATTTTATCTACTAAGAAGAACTTAAGATTGCTTGAGTTAGATATTGCCAATATGAAGGTTAATCCTTATAATGTTAGGAGTATCTTAGGAGGAGTTGTAGTACAAGAGAAAGATAGTAAACCAATTGATGTTGAAGAATGGAATGTATGTACTGAGAGACAACCTACTCAGAAAGAATTTATAGATCTTATTTTTGCTTGGAAGGTAGTAAGACATGTTCGTTCTAATGCTATATTAGTTGCTCGTGATGGTAGAACCCTTGGCGTGGGTGCAGGACAGATGAATCGTGTTGGTTCTGCTAATATTGCCTTACAATCTGCTGACCCTGCTGCTGGTGCTGTGCTAGCAAGTGATGGGTTCTTTCCCTTTGGGGATACGGTAAAATTGGCATATGATTTTGGTATTAAAGCAGTCATTCAACCAGGTGGAAGTATTAAGGATCAAGAGTCTATTGATGTTTGTAATGAGTTGGATATGACTATGATATTAACAGGAACACGTCACTTTTTACATTAGGTTAGATTTATCTACTAAATAAATGGTGAAATATTATTTTGAAAACAATGACACAACATGAACAAATCGTAGATGCATTTGAAACTTACCTTGCAGAAGCAGAGACTTTTGATACTAAGGGAGTTAAGGCAGCAGCATCCAGAGCTCGTAAGGCACTTGGAGAATTAGGTAA